CGTTAGAAGTTTTTAACGATCATTTTTACTATGAAATTTCGCGAAAAGAATTGAACCAATGCGGCGTGGAAACCAATTGGCCCACAGAGATTGAGATCACTAGCGACATGGTTGCGTTTGGGAGAATTTACCCATGAGACTGTATCAAGATAGTAAAGGCCATTGGTACGGTACTCAGGCAGAGGCCCGTAAGGCGGCTCCCCGTGATTGGCGGGAAGTCGATGTTCCTACATCTAAACAGGAACTTATTAATTGGTTGAGTGTACATGAGGTTGGAGCCTTATACAAAGCTTTGGCTCCAGAGCCTCAACCCCCCGCACAACCAAGTCCCAGTAAGTTGAACCCTTATGCACATAGTTGGGTGAGTTGGGCGCTCGAAAGCCTTCAGCGTGGTAATAAATCTGACGCGGAAGAGATGTTAATCAAAGGATTAAAGTTACAAAAAGGAGAGGTAGCGTAATGGAACTAGATAGACGCACCGAGCAAAGTGGTTATCTCACGATTGGTGATTGGACCATTTACATTGAAGTATCACCAACAACAAACAGTGTCCCCGATATATCTGCTTGGAAGGCTGATTGGCCCACAGACTGTACCATGACTTTCTCTAAGACATGGACCTTCTCAGACCATGTGAGGACCGTGTGAAGAGACTTTATCCGCAAAATGAACGGGGGCGGCAACTCGCTGCCCTCATAGAAAACATAGCCATCAGACTTCATTACATGGAACCAACTAGTACATCATACAGGAACTACTTAGAGAAGCTAAACAGGCTTCGGGATGTACGGGACCACTGTGATTGTCCAATGGCGCTAGAACATTTCATGAACGAACACTCGCATAAGTATGTGATAGGAGAGATAGAGACATGATAGATCGTGATCCTTGGGTGAGAGAAACACCTATTCGGACCCGCAAAGGGGAGCGTTGGTCTGTAGAATTTAAACCCCATGTTGCTGAAGCCTTGGGTATGCCGATTAATAAGGCAACGGGCAAACCAAAGACCAGCGCTCGTTTTAATAGTTTCTCAGAGGCAAATGAATGGGCGCGCGAAAGACGCAGACAGTGGAATGAAATCGACGCGGCGACCTTTCAAGAGTTAAACCTTCCATTGCAAACCATTGGTCAGTTGGTGGAGTTTGCGCGAAACCGTACAGAATTTAGTACAGGTGAAGGCGGGGATCTGTCAGAGAATAGTCTGCGCACATACAATTCACTCTTAAACAGGCTTTCTGATTTGTATCTAGGTTCGTCCAAGTCCCGATTCTATGATAGATTCTTTGGTTCTCTAACGTCTGAGGACGTTGATGATTTGTATCAGTACAACATCCAAAGTGTATCAAAGCATCACGCGAACATGTGTAACAAAGTACTCAAGCGCGTATTTAATATAGGCATCAAGTACAAGAAGGCGCGGCATAACCCTTTTGTGGGTAAACGGACAAGTAGTACCCCGCCTCGTAGAATGAAATGGACAGACGCCCAATTAATTAAGTTCATCGAAACGTCAGACAAGATGGACCTCTGGTCTATGGGGACTTTGGCTTTAATGTGTCACGATCTTTGTCAGAGGGTTGGGGATGTCAGACAGATGAAATGGCAGAACTTCGATGGGGAGTACTTCTCTTTCTATCAAGAGAAGACACGCAAGCACACGGAAGGTAAAGGACTGCCCCCGCTAGAGATTATCTGCACACAGAGGTTAATAGAACGGTTACGACCTGTTTATCGGACTGTGAATGATTACTCACGCACGATTGTGGAGCAGCCCCGCTTACACAAACCTTTTGATAAAGATCAGGTAAATAAGTTTAAGCGGCAGATATTCTCTGAGGCAGAACTTCCCCCCGAACTTTGGTTAAATGATTTAAGAAGAACGGGGCTTACCCAAGCAGGTCAAGCGGGTCTTTCAATCACTCAGCTACAAAGTCTCTCAGGTCATAAAGATCCATCGATGTTAGAGGTTTATGTTCTGAAGGATAGAAGCACCACCATTTCTGCGCAGCAACAGCGAGGTCTATGATGCAGGTCACAGAGGTAAGAAAGCAGTTCGAAAAGGTGTTGGAACAACACTCAATAAAACCACCACAGGTATTCACTGAGGCTCTTATTTCTCTAGTAGTCGCAGTGACGCGGAAAGATCGTGAGGAATTAAGGAAGCTTGAGAAGACCCAACCCCGCTATTTTTACCCGCCTAAAAATAATCGATTGACATAAAAGTCGAGTAAAAGCAGAGTCGACTCGAGTCGAGTCAAAAAACTCAATGAAATCAGGTGTTGGTTGCGGGAGTAGGATTTGAACCTACGACCTTCAGGTTATGAGCCTAAAGTCGATTCCGCAAAAGTATCTAAATGACTTCAATGGGTTATAATTAAGACTACAACAAACGACTCGAAAAACTGCGAACTAAAGGAGTTTTTGATGTCAAAAGAGAAGAGCAGTACAGTGGAACTCGAATGCCGTTGTTGCGGGACAAAAGACAATTTTATCTTGCCCCCAATAATTTCAAACAGCATAATGGGCTTCACTACCCGATTCGAAGTCTACTACACATGTTTCGACTGTACTAAAATGGAAGAAACTCTCAAAAAATTCGGTTAGAGGGACTAAAAATGTACGCAGAGAAGTATCAACAAATTAGTGAGATTGCTGCTTCTCTGTGTCTCCTAGAAAATCATAACTACACCGCCCTTTGCGCATTTTGCGGAGAGCGGAAAATGTCCATTTTGAGGGGTGGGGGGCAAATTAAATTTCAATGCTTTCGCGCGTCTTGTGGAAAAAGAGGAATATTAAATGACAGACGAAGTGTTGAAGACGTGCGGGGGATTCTTGTTAATCGTACAAAGCCCAGAGTTCAAAATCACAGCGACCTACCGAGGTTTCAAACCGCCGTCGAGAACACACCAGAAGGCAGCGAACTTTTGTTGCGAATGGGAGCAAAAGAAGCCTACGAGCGTGGCCTTTGTAAAATCACTTTCGCCCCAAAAGAAAATAGAGTCCTTATATACACACGCTCAGAAAAAGGCGCGGTAGGTAGATCAGTCAGTGGACAACCCCCGAAGTGGATGACCTACGGGGATTGCTCTGAGGGTATTGAGGTAGGTAGTGGCCCCACTGTTGTTATAGTTGAGGACGCCTTTTCTGCTTGTGCAGTCGGTCAGTTAGATAACTACACAGGCTTTGCACTCTTGGGGACTAAGTTTAAACCTCATTATAATTTAGTGTTAAAGAAATATCACAGGGCGGTAATTTGCCTTGACAAAGATGCATCCAGGGTTGCATTCTCCATAACTAAGGAAATAAACATACCATCAACAATGCGTTTCTTAAAAAGAGACCTAAAACACTGTACACCAGATGACATTCAAAAACTATTATCATAAAAAAACACGCAAAAAATGTCACTGGACGTTTATGTGGAAGGATATAAAGTCTGTGTGTACTAGTCTTCGTATAAACAGGCTTACAAGTGCTTTTATTATGCGCCAACTACCAAGCACAGTCGATGGACGAGAATTTATCGAAGGAGTTTCTATCTGGTGGTTTACTGGACCGCCCCGAATAAATACCGCATAATTTATTAATCAGCGGGGTGCCGCTTTACCAAAAAATAGCTAAAGGAATACCAAAATGAAAACCAGAGCTATTGCCGTGATAGACTTTTCTGATCTTGAAGGCTTTAAACATGCTGGAGAAGAACAAGAGAAACTTACTCAGTTAATAAAAGAATATGCAAAAGGTAATCCGCATATTACTTTTTCGGATGTGGATATGAAGGAACGTAGAACCAATAAGCATCCCAACATTCGGGAGATGAAATTTCGCAATAATTAAATCAAAAAAGTAAACCAACTTATTAAGACCCCTACCCTTTCGTAGGGGTTTTTTTTATTTCCACTATGGGTATTCTTTTGCCGTTAACTAGGGAATCATCAAAGTGGAATCAAATTTACTTAGCACTCTTTGCAGCGCTGAGTTCTTTCAAGACAACAGGGAACGTATTCGAGCAGACATCTTTTCTACCAAACAAAAACAAAGCGTCTTCAACTTAATAAGTGACGCACAGAAAAGATACGAAACAGACCTAACGCCGCCAGACTTACTGGCATTATGGAAGGCTCAGAATCCTACCGCCACAGAAGCGTCTTACGCTGCCATGGCAGAGGAAATCCAAGAGATAACAAACTCACTCCCCTTAACTCAGACTGTTGCGCGGGATGTCATTCAACAACTGTGGCAGCAAGAAGTGGGCCGCGAAATTGCCGAACTAGGGATTAAAATCTCAGAGGGTCAGGTTGATGCAATGCGCCTTCTGAAAGATCTCGTTGCGCGTACAGATGAAAACTTTGTCATCGATGATTATGGTGAGCCTACAACAGATGACTTGGATATTCTTCTCGCTGAAGTCAGTAATGATAACCGTTGGTCCTTTAACATCAGTACTCTAAATCGACGCCTTTATGGGATCGGCCCAACGGATTTCTATATTATTGCTGCCCGTCCTGAGACAGGTAAGACTTCATTTCTCGCGTCTATCTGTACAGCCCCCTTGGGATTCTGTTGGCAGGGAGCAAAAGTTCTTTGGATTGGCAATGAAGAGGCCACAACAAAAGTTAAACTTCGGGCGTATGAAGCATGTACAGGTTTGTCAGAGAAGGCAATCCCGCCAAATAAAGAATACGCCCGTGCCGAATACGCGAAAATTCGTCACAACATGGTTATGAAAGACTCTCAGGATTGGGATCTTGAAAAGATTGAAGGCTATATTCGTAAAATTCGCCCAAACATAGTCATTCTGGATCAGGCTGATAAAATTAATATTTCTGGCAGCTTCCCGTCCACACATGAGAAGATCAGAGAGCTGTATCGGCAACTGCGCGAATTAGCCAAGCGCCATTATTGTGGCGTGGTTGCCGTATGTCAGGCGGGAATTACTGCCGAAGGGCGTACCCGCGTTGATTTCAGTGACTTAGAGAATAGCAGAACAGGTAAGGCAGCGGAGTGTGATGTCTGCATAGGGATTGGCTTACAGCCTGTGCCAGAGGGCCAAGATCCTGATTATACCCGCTTTCTTACAATCTCAAAGAATAAAGTCAGTGGCTGGCATGGCATGATTGCTTGCGAACTTCAGCATGAAATTTCGAGGTACGTGGAATAATGGGCAAGTACTCTAACTTTGATCGCAGCCCCCGCGACTATTATAAAACGCCTTTTGAGGCGGTAAAGCCGCTGGTCCCGCATCTGGGAGAGGTGCAGACCTATGCGGAACCCTGCGCAGGGGATGGTCAGCTAATTAGATTACTTGCGTATGTCGGCCTCGAATGTGTCGCCGCACATGATATTGAACCTCAACAAGAA